ATTCACTATGAAGGAATGAGAATTCTCGAACCCGAAAAACGTTACTTTCTAAACGTAAAATTCGAAGGTGAAAACTATTCCTTCCTAGCTGAAGTTGCAGATCCTTCTTCAGAGTTAGACATTGAGATTGCGGTTGCGAAGCGTCTAAGTGGTGCATCCCTTGAATCAATACCAAATTCTGTTTACGGATACTTAATCGCGGTTGCAACTTTAAACCACGTTATTAAAGAAATACCAGAAAATTTTCCCATACAATTTAATTCTTTCGAAGAGATACGAGATAAAGAATTCGTCGTTAAACTCTTTAACGAATATAAGAAAAAAGAAAACTGGTTTCAGACAGAGTTAAAAAAAAATAGGGACACTATACGAGGCAATTTTAGACGAGAAAAACATTCTCGATTTCATTCTTATAAAAGAGTTTCGGATACTCCCACAAGGAGTCACGAATCTCGGAAATCTTTTTCACGAGCAGAAACGATTTCTGATCGAAGCAATGTCGAGGATAGATATAGAAACGTATCTGAAACGCACACGCCTCCTTTCGGAAAAGAGACAAGTCGAGAAAATGAGCCCGAACGAATTCCTGGAAAGTATAAGCCCGCAAATGACAAATATCCTAGCGGAAGAGGCCGGGTTCTCGAAAGAACAGATTCAGATGCAAGGAGAATATAAGAAAAAGGAAATATTAGAAAAAATTGAAAAAGAGTTAAGGCTTTAAATGTCATCCGAATCACTTGATATAAAGGTCCGCGCGCGCCCTGACTTTAAAGACGTCGACAAAGACTTCGAAAGGATTGCCAAAAAAGGTAAAAAGGATTTTCGTTTTTAGGATTTGGAAAAGGTGGTTCCAGAAAAGGTAATTCATCATTTCAAAAAAACTGGAAGAAAACCAAAGAAACCGCGTCAAAGTATCATGGTGGCAGCGCGGGCGCGACAAAACTAGGTGCAGACGGTTCAGACCTAGACGAAACCGAGCACGGTGGATTTTATAACACACTCGACAAAAAAATATCCTTTGCCAAAGACCTTCTTTCAAAAAAGAAAAAGAAAGGTGAGAAAGAAGAAGATAACGAAAACTCCTCATCTGGTCTTTCTAATCCCACGAGTGCAAAACAATTTCAAATTCAAAAAGCTGAACTTAAAATCCAACAGGGAAATTTCGACAAAGGTCTTTTAGGAAACGGATCAGGTACAGTTTCCGGTGGGGAAATAACGGAGCCGATGCAAAAGGTAACGGACTCACTGCAATGGGAATGGCGATTCCGATCGCGGGCGCTGCGTTTGCTGTAGCTGGTGGAATCTTAAAAACCATATCCGCTATCGGGGAACAGTATCACAATGCTATGCAGTCTCAAAGTTCGACAATCGGCGCGACCGGCGGATACGTCGGGGGTGGTAGCGGTTATTTTTCGAACGCAGAACTATCTTCGGCAAACGTCGCCAAAGGGCGCATAACGGGTGAGTCTATTTTTAGAAAAGGAAATACGATTGATTCCGAAACAGTTAGATTTGCCGCGTCACAAGGAAAAGGAATTGGTGAGGTTGTTAAAGAACTCGAAACTATCAGAAAAGATAACAAACACGCCGATCTTGGATTTTTAAGAGGGGGTGCAAACGCATCCGGATTCTCAGGTCTTAGGCAATCCGAGTATATTTCAAAACTTGCAAGTATTTCTGAGAACCTTCGTTCAAAAGGTTTCTCCGGGGATATTTCCGACTATACAAAGTTTGCAGCGGGAATGAACAGGACCGATGGAACTAAAATGGACCCTGCAAGAAGAATGTCACTTGCAGAAGAGCTTTCTTCTCAAGGAAAAAATGGTGCGTTTGGTGGAGGTATATTTGGTTCTCTTTCTTTTGCAAATGCATTGAAAGCAAGTGGAGGAGACGTATTTAAAGCAATCCGAGAATCGGAATCAAGTCCCGGAAAATATATGTCTTCGGCTCTTTCAGGACTGGATGCAAATACACGCGGAATTATAGCTAAGTTAAACGGAGGTAGTTTTTCTGAAATGTCTTCTATGAAATTCGGGTACGGAGATTTTAAAAAGGATAACTCTTCAATCCAAGCAGGATACAATAAAGGTCTTGAACTCGATAACATGAAAAAAGAAATCTTTGCTTCAAAAACGGGAGAAGAAGCGGCTAAGGTCGGATATGAACTCAATAACGCAATGCTTAAACTTTTTGAAGAGAACAAAGGAATAATGCTCAGACTTACAAACACCGTACAAAATATCGAAAAAACTTTACTCCCCATTGTATCTACTTCAATTACAGGAATTGTCTCTGGAATTGAAAAAATGTGTGAATATGCTGGCCCCCTTATTGATGGGATTGGAAAACTCGCTTCCCTCTCCTCACCTGCAGGACTTCTTGTAAGACCAAGATAGTTTTAACTCCGATTTTTTTGTTCGTTTTAATTTTGTGAAATGGAAATCCACAGAATCTTTTTTAAACTCTTTCAAAGAAATGGAATTTCAATCGAAAGAGAAGTTGAAGAATACGCAACCGAGTTCCAGGTTCAACAACCACAGAAACTTACCAAGGCAATCAGACAGTCAGATAATCTTGTTACGATTCCGATTCCTAATGGAATTACTTTTAAATATGTTTTGATTTTAGCAAAATATCTCACCGACGACACAGCAATCGGAGTTAAAAAAGATGATCCGGCACCACTAATTTGTCGTATTAATGGATCAAGTCTTGATCACCCTACAAGTCTTGGGTTTGTCGCGTGGGCGGGGGGAATCAATACGTTACGCGTCGCAACGACTTACGACACGAATCAAATTTTGATCGAAATCTACTTAGGTTAATGTTTCCAATTTTTAATTTTTTTCTTCGAGGAATTGGAAGTTCGGTTCGTCTTGGAAAAAGTGGACCGATTTTTAAAGCAACACAAACAGGAATCGAGGTAAGAAATACAACTGATTCGGGTCTTACCAACCTAAAAGTTGCATCACCAATTTCGCCACAGGACGCCGTAAATCTTTCCTGGGTAAAATCAGAGATACTCACAAACTGGAATACTCCGGTTCAAAATTTATCGGAACTTAGGTCAGTACCAGCAAGCGAACGAAAAGATAAACAGATGAGAGAAGTCGAAGACGAATTCACCCTTTATCAATTCGATGCGGATTCATACGCGACCGTTCCGGACGTAGTAGATCCACTGAGGGTGATTCTTCCAAATGATCTTACTCTTGTTTCTCCTGGTAGGTGGATTAAAACGAAAGCAAGAACCTCACTTCATTCAGAACTAATCGGACTTACTTTAAACGATCATCCGCAATATCAACTTAGGGGAGAAAAAAATTCTTCACTTGGGTATCCAGGACTTAGTTCTGATTTTGGATTGGAGCTTCTTTCTTCTGGAGGAATTAGGAGCGTTCTTAGGTCTATTTCAACCACAGTTAGAGATTTTTTTTTACCAGACCGATCGGGAACACTCGCACTTGATACTACGTTTCAAGGTTCAACTTCTACTGTAAACGGAGAGAAAGGACTAGTTCCCACACCTCTTACGACAGACAGAGAGAAATTTCTTTCAGGAGATGGTTCTTGGAAAACGAATTTTGGATCTTTAAAAAACTCAAGTATTCAAACCCTAAATTATACCGCTTCAAAATATGAACGAGTACTTTGTGACGTTTCCGGAGGAGGATTTACAGTATCATTACCAACAAATCCAAACGACAACGAAGTAGTAGGAATATTAGATATTTCAAATAAAGCAGGAACAAATCCAATTACGATCGAGCGTAATGGACAAATGATTGAAGATATATTCGAAGACTGGCAACTTGATCTAGACGGTGGATCTATTGAGATTTGTTTTTCAAGCGAAAAGGGGAGTTGGTATTTTCTTGCAAGTAAAGCCTATAGTAATGTTGCACCTTCAAACGGTTTTTTAACAAATACCCCTACATTTACCGAAACCTCTTTGGCTCCGTCTGCAAATGCAGTACGGCAATACGTTGAACAAATTCAGGTATCCATTTTACAACTGGTTTCTAATTTCGGAGTATTTCTATTCGGAAGTTCTTACGCACCACCCGGAACGATCATCAAAAACGCTTACTTTGAAGGAACGACTAATTCAAGCGGACTTTGTACGATTCAAACTGGTCTTTCAGACACGATTCTTTTTGTATCCGCTTTTATTTCAGACAATCAAGGGAAATGGTTCTCTCTTCCTCCTTTGGGGATTGCCGCAACACTTTACTATGACGAATCTGGAATTTTATCATTACAGTTTACAGGAAATTTTACATTCCAGAATCGTAATGTTCGTTTCAGGGTGGAATTCAAATGAAATCCTTTAAAAATGATTTTCTAAAGGACAACCTTCTAAGATCGTATATCGATACAAAAATATTGTCAGAAACAAACGCGCGTATCTCAGAAAACCTAAATCTTATTTCTCAAATCAGTTCTAAAATTAATCTTTCGGAAAAAGGTGCGCTTTCAGGAGTTGCGACACTGGGACCTGACGGAATTTTAGTTTCCAGTCAAAGACCGCTATCTGGAAACGTATTTGTGTTTCGACCCGGTGAAACCTCACCTTCTGGAAATGTTTATTCATCTTGGAGTTCACTCATTACGGCTGTTGCAGGCAAAAGCGGACTGAAATTTATTCAATTCGACGATTCACTTCAAACAGTAACAATTCCGGTGGATAACGTAAATTTTTCGGATTGTATTCTTTTACCACGATTCAAAAAACAAACTCCTCTTGCTGTAACCTTTACATCTGGATTTTTAATCAGTGCTTGGCCGCTCGAAGTACAAAGTCTTAGTCTAAAATTCTCTTCTCATTTTTTTGATAACCTGGGATCAAACATCCTTACGCTCGTCGATTCTTCTCTCGAGTATTCAGGTTCTGGAAACGGAATCGATTTTTCAACCGGATCGTTGAGTGTATTTCTAAAAAACTCATCCGTCATTTCAAACACAAAGATAATCTTTGCGCTTCAAAGCCGTTCTCTCAATCTAGTCGCGTTCTCTGGTCTTTGCACAATCGAAACAAATTGTATTACGGGCAACACAAGTTCGATTTTGAATATTACAAACTTAGGTGCCAATTTCGCTTTCGGAACTTCATTTGTCGGAACTCAAATCCAATTTCTTGGTACAAGAAACAATCAGGATTTTACTCACGTTTTAGAAAGAACTCTCACCTCGAAAGGTCAGATTCTTACTCGTGATGCGAGTGGAAACTTTGTTTCTTTTGCCCCGGGTTTTGATAATGAAATTCTAATATACGATTCTACAACCCTGTCGGGTTTTAAAAGTTCTTCGATTGGTTATCTTTTTTCCCTTCCAGGAATGAAATCTATTTCTGATTATGTAAGACAGTCTTCTCCGTCTACTCAACTTCTTACAGCAGGCTCAAAAACTCTTGATTGTTCTGTTTCAAATCTATTTCGTATCACTGGAGGAAACGCAAACATTACACTTTCAAATCTAACTGAAAATCAGATAGTCAATGTGATCTTTGAATCTACGGGTTCTCTTTATTCACTCAGTTGGTTAGGTGGAACATTTCTTTGGTCTGGTGCAATCATTCCAACACCTACACAAACTGTTTCCAGAAAAGATTTTTATTCATTTATTAAAGTCGGTGGACTCATTTTCAGTTCCTGTATTTTGAATATGGGTTAGAAATTTGTTTTTACCTTTTGCATTTTTTCAGAATCAGAATCAAAAAACTTATATAGATCCTGTAAACGTAGGTGGTGTAAACCAAGGCGAAACAATTTTTGCTATGGTACAAGTTGGTAATATACTTTATATAGGAGGATACTTTACTGCAGTCGGTGGAGTTTCAAGATACAGAATCGCTGCAATTGACACAACAACTGGAAACGTGATTCCCGATTTTTTATCCTCCGGTATAGGAGGGGGGTAGATCCTTATGTTACCGCCTTAACTTATGCAAATGGAATGCTTCTTGTAGCTGGAGTATTTACAAGAATAGGAGGACAAAATAGAAACGGTATTGCAGCAGTTGACCCGATTAGTGGAAACGTTCTTCCGTGGTATCCAACAGGAGGAATTAGCGGTAGTAGTACTTCTAATATCAGTAAATTTGTAGTCAAAGGTAATGTTGTTTATATAGCAGGCACCTTCACGGGAGTAGGGGGTCTTTCAAGAAATCGTATCGCTGCTTTAGATTTAACAACAGCAGCAGTTTTACCCTGGTATCCGTCAGGTGGAATAGGTTCAGGACTTGTTAAAAACATTGTTTTATCAGAGGACCAAAATACAATTTTTGCATGCGGTTCTTTTACTTCAGCGGGTGGTCAAGGTAAACAAAAAATCGTGTCCTTTGACGTAAACACGGGTGCTGTTTTAAATTTTACATTTCCTACTTTTACGACCGTATCTTCTACGTGCATTATGGAATCTATATTCCAAAAAAATGGTAAACTTTATATTGCAGGTAACTTTAATACTATAGCCGGACAATCTCGTAACGGTTTTGCGGTTTTAGACTCCATAACCGGTAACTTATTATCTCTATATCCGATCAGTGGAATTGATTGGCCCTCCCCGAATATATTCAGTATCTTGAATAAAGGTAACGCTTTATATGTTTTCGGTAATTTTTCATCAATCGGTGGTCAATCTAGAATCTGCAATGCTTCCCTAGATTCCGAAACCTTACAAATATTGTCTTGGTATCCTACAGGTGGAGTTCCTGGACTAAACTCAACGATTCAACAAGCCTTTCAGTGTGGTGACGCCGCCGCTTGGATTTTTGGTTATTTTTCTATTATCGGAGGACAAAATAGAAACGGTATCGCTAAACTCAATCTATTTTAAAAAACCAAGTCCATATCTGTCTGTGTCTCTTCTTCATATTCGTAGTCTTCATATTCCGAATTTAAATCCTCGTCTATATTAGTATTTGATTGTATAGAATTCTGCAATAGTTGTAAATTTTGTTGGAATATCGGATTTAAAATTACGGCTCCAGCCATTCTAAAGTCGTCTTCATTAACTCCATACAGTTCAGAAAGAGTTTCCGCAATTGTCGGTTTGTCTTGTTCAATTCGTATTTCATCGATTAATTTCCAATTGGATACCTCGTCCTTACTTTTACTTAACTTTTCTTTCTCGTCTTCAGGATTTTTTCCAGTAAACTCACATACAATCCCAGAAAAGTCGTCTTCTCTAAACTCTTTCAATCGATTAAACGGAGATTCAAAGTACGTAAGTAGAGAAAGGTTTGCGCGCGTCATAGAGAGTTTACTTTTTTCAACCTGGTTTCCTTCGGAAAACGTAGCTTGTGATCCGATAAGGCGAAGACCAAGTTCTGATTGGTCCATCCCATGTCCCATCAGTACAAATGAAGTGCACCACTGCATAAGATCTTTAAAAAGCATATCGTTTGGGATACTAAGAGGAGTCCAACGCACCTCTCCGGCGGATGTACCAATAATTGGGATACGGTGCGAGTCATCGATTCCAGAGATCATCTCTTGCCATTGAAGTTGTAACGACTCAATTACCTCTTGTGTTGCATCACCTTGAAAGCTCATAAAACCTTGAGGATGTTGTCTAGAAAATGTATCGCGGTTGAACTTGAGAGAATTGATTACGGCTACAAGATCTAGAATACAAGCTTCAAGCGGTGAAAATCCAAATATCCTCATTGAAACGTCAGAAATATGGTTTTTATGAAACCAGAGAATTTCCGAAGCTGAAAATGTTTCGACAATATTGTCGTCAATTATCTGGACAAAGGCTATGCCTTTATCACCGCAGTATCCTTTCCCTGGATCTACTGGAAAGATTGTCGCAGGATCTAAATACCGAATCTCAAGTAACTTTCCAAAACTGTTATATACTAAATAGAACGCAATACTGTCTATAGTAAGCGTATCTCTTATCATCATCTCGAAAACGGATACTAGGTGGTCTCGGTTTTGCCAGCCCGGTGTTAAGTCACCCATTTTTTCAAAGAAACGACCGCACTGCTTCATTTTAAAAAGTAGTTCGTCGTCTACAGTATCGTCTTCGTTTTCGGTTCGAAACCAAAGCCCAGTTTTTTTAGAAATCTTTGAAAACTTCGACAAGTCTTCGACCCTAACAGTTTGTATTGCGGAAATAAGGGAAGTTCCATAAGCGGAGTTTCGAAGCTGTTGATAGGGTATTCTCCAAGTGGGACGGAGTTGTACTCCATCACGAATCTGTTGGAGTTGGTCGTAATTATATACTGGATTTCTTCCCGCGATTTTTTCTGAGTTGATCTGATTAAAAAAGGATTTTGCAAGAAAGTAAAGACGGTTGTTTACGATCTTTGAATCTATGATTCGGGTATCTTCTTCGGTTCTTTTTTTTCTTCTCTCTAAATTTTTCTCGTAGTTTATTCCGGGCGGACGTCCGTTTTTTTTGTTCATAGTTTCCGATTTTGTTCTTTTTAAAAAAATCGGATGTGGGGTTTTACAGGGTTTTTCACATGCAAAACCCTGGTTTTATTAAAATGTAATATCGGTTTCTAGGGTACGTTTCTCTTATTTTCCGATATTAAACTTTTTATTTAAATTCTATGTATGAGCCTAAAGTCATTTTCGTTTCAGGATTTTAATCGTCTCGAAGTTCAAAATCAGTTCACCGTTTCTGGAAACACAGTTCTAAACGCACCCGATAGAATGTATTTTATCACCGAAGTTATCTCTGCGAGTTCCTGGACAATTCACGTCAAAGGTAACAACGCGGACCAAACGTTAAGAAACTACGATCGTAAAGGAAGCGGTGACAAACAGTTCTTTCGTCCGATCTGTGCAAGTGAGGCGAGCTTTTCTGGAATCACCGAAGTATCTGGGTTTTGGACAAACGCAAGTTCTGTCTGTCATTAATGAATATGTTTGGAAATTCGAAAAACACACTCGTAAAAAAGAAAGTTACCGTTCACGGTAAAACCGGTGACTACCAAGCATTTAGAAACACAAAAACAAACGAAGATATTCGTACTCCCGTTGAGAAAAAAATTGATCAGGCAAGACAGGATCGAAATCGAATTTCGTACCGAAAAGAAAAATCAAAAGAAGAAATTCAAAAAGAAAAGGAAATTACAAAAAGGCATTTGGAATTCGAATCTCTTTCAAAAGAACAAAGACGAACATACGGAAGTGGTCCAAAGCTCCCCAGACCCGGTATGATTATGAGAGTCTATGCAAAAGGTCGTGCAAATGTGGGAGGAATGCTTGCAAAAATAAAAGAAGTGGCTAAAGACGGGAAAAGTGTCGTTTGTGAACTGACCTCTGGTATGACTCACACTCTACCGATCGAACACTTAGAAATTGCAAAATCAAAACTTTTCTCCGATTAAATCGACCCTTCTACATTAGAAGAATGAAATATTATTCTAATGGGTATATTCTTTGAGTTACGGTTTTGAAGGGGATTTAAACAAACAGGAAGAAGACTACGAGTATCACGATCTTTCCGCGTGTATCTATCCGAATCTTGTTTCTTCAAACTCTCCACTTCCTGGTTGGGGTACGCTCATTCATCCAGACGAGCTTCGACGTATAATTTTTTTTGGTAACGAACCTCTCTTAACGACTCGCGGTTCTCAAATGGAGAACTTTCAACTCAAGAACTGGGTCGATCAGACTATACGAGCATTCGGGCAAGAAATTGATTGGGACGTGTATCCAAGACTTTTTCGTTCCCGTCCTCTTGTCGGACAAAGTGGAAGATTTGATCTTGAACCGCGAATGGGTAGAATTGAAGACTTCGCTGAGTGGGACGACACATACGACTATGATCCTTCTCGCGGATCAAATTTCTTTTTAAAACTCAGAAGAAAAAATCTATGTAAGATTCATAAATGGGTTTTGACTCTTCCTTGGAATGGGATTACAGTTCTTGATCTTACAAACCGTGCAAGTATCCAGTACAAAAACGGAATCTTACGTGCACTTTATACTCGAACTCCTTTTATGAATTCTGGACCACCACAAGTTGGAATTCAAGGGTTTCGCACTTTACAATTTTCGAATTCTCTTCCTGGTGCGTATCAAGTTGATTACACGACCGGTTACGATCACGCTTCCCGTGTTCCGCGTGAATTAAAAGACCAAATTTTAAAATATTTTGCAATTTGTTTTCTCTCTTCATACGGCGAGGGTATTATCGGCGGGGTCTCGAACTATTCAACTTCGGTAGGAGTTATCTCGGAATCGATAGGGACAACGATGTCTGCTGAAAACGCATTTTTTGGAGCGCGGATCAAACAATTTACTAACGAGTTAAAAGATTGGTGGAAGACGGCAAAAATTCGATATTCAGGGATTTCATTTGGAGCCTTGGGTTAATGGATGAATTTTCTTACTTAAAAGAAATCAAAGACGAAAGTTTTCTCGGCTACTTCGCAAGTTTTCTACTTTTATTTTCTCAATTTGTGATTTGGTTTTGGAAAAATTGGAAAGATACATTTCCGCAAAAAAAGAATTCCGAACTCTACAAAGTTGAAAGTCCGTTTTTTCATTCTTTTGCGGAAGTAACGCGACTGGATATTTTTTTAATTAAGAATCTGTCTGTTTCCACTTCGGAAATCCTCTTTGATGATTTGGTTTCACTCTACAAAATCGCTCGGAAAAGAAAACTTGAATCCATCAAGATCGATCTCGCGCACTATGGAACCGTTTCTCTTTCCGCTAAACACGCTTTAAAAAGGTTTCTAGACTTTGTTTCCGAATTTAACGGTCTTCGTCTTGTGATTAAGTTTCCAACTACTTCACCCGATGCGGTGAATCTCTACCTTTCCTTACAAAAACATATTTCTAAACTTAATGGTGGAAGGATCGAACTCTATCTAAACGATTATGGAGAAACAAAACAAAAATTTTCTCCGATACGTTAATCACTTCTATAACGAAAGAGTGAATTACGAAAAATTTATTCCTCAATTGATCGAAGAAACGAAGTCGCGTTTTGTAAAAAGTGAGAACTTTCCTTTTCTCAATTTCGAGACGGGGAACGTTCTCATCGGTGTCAGGGGAATTAGCATAATTAAAAACAAAGTCGTTTTAAACGATGATTCCTTCGACAAATTCAACGACATTCTATTCAATATCTACCCGGGTGGGAAGTCTTGGGGAAGCAGAGTCGTTACGATCGATCCCGGTAATGTTTCGGAAAAAACATTAGAAAAGTACGGAGTTATAGGAGGGGAAGCACGAACAGAAGAAGGACTCTATCTTGTAAAGATCGGAACTCATCACGGACACGAAGCTTTTAATCAAGCTTCAAACTTTAAATTTAGACGAGACAAAGACGGAAATCATATTTGGTCAAGTGATGATCCTGTCTTTCGTGGAAAAATTGGTTTAAACATTCATGCACAAGGTATGAAAAAAGAAAATGTAGGTGTATCTTCTCTTGGTTGTACAGTGACGAAAGCAACCTGGCAAGATTCAGAGTGGATTGAATTAATATCTGTTTTTAAAGCTGCCCAACTTCGCGCGAAAAAAGAAAACCCAGACTTTACCGATTTTTGTTATGCAGTATTGAATCAAGAATCCATTAAAAATATCTTAATTTCGAGGTAGAATTGAAAAAGAAAATTTCTGCAAACGAAATCCTAAAAGTCTCACCCGATTCTTTGGAAGCTAAAGAATACGAGAAGAAACTTTCAAACTCGATTGTAGTTGAGAAGAATCTTTTTCGAGTCACAAATCAGGCATTTTTTTTAGGACTTTTTTTTCTTTTCATTGGTCTTTATACTTTGAAGACATTTCCGGAAGCAAAAATTTCAGAAGGGTTTGGCGCAATTAGCGTTTCAGGACTTTTTCTTACTTCGGGTATCGTTCTCATGTCTTGGTTTAAAACAGGGGAAATTCTAAAAATTGTGGGGGAATTTATTGTTAAAGCTCGGGGAGGTAGTAGCACTTAAAACTTTAATAACTAAAAAACACACGTAATCTTTTAAATTAAAATTTTTATGAGGTTACATATGAAAAGTTATCTGACTCGTTTTAAAAACTTTATCACCAAACACAAATCCTTCCTTATTTCAAGAATATTAGTTTTCTTTATTTTATTTACTTTTTTTAAAATCAATAACCTTGAAATTCATCTTTCTCATAACGAAGAACATTTTGAAAGCGTGTCTCCAGTAAGTTATTCTAAGGACCGCGACAAACTCGTTTGTTATGCAAATAATACTCCCAAAGAAGTTCAAAAAACCTGTGATTTTTTAGATTCCGAAGGTAAAAAGTAATGATACGTTTTCTATTTCTTTATATTCTTTTTTTATTATTTAATTGTTCTTCCTTTGGTAGTATTCCTACTAAATCAAACTTAAATCCTTCTCATGATACCGGTTGTTCCGAAGTAAAAGGGCCTTCTTGGTTTTTATGTATGGAAAAACTTCAAGCGACTTGGCAAAAAATTGAATCTTCTAAAGCTACGATTACTATCCTTTCAAAAGATAGGGAAGGGAAGTATGTACATTTAAAAAAACGAATCTGTTGGTCTGAGTATTTTTGTCGTGATTTCGAAGAAATCGTCTATGCTCCTACTTTTTTTCAGAGGTTAAAAGTCACTCTTTCCACGGTTTTAATTTCTGTCTGTATCGGGTTTTTAATTGGGATTTCTTTTTAA